CAAAGATTGCCGGAGCTCCGTCCCACTTAACCGTCATGTTTACACTGGAACGTGTAGAACCACTCAACATGTCACGCAAGGACTGTAGGAAGTTAATTGCAGCTCGGCCGCCATCAACACCATAGTTGAGGATTTCATCTTCTAGATGTTCTAGATGAAGGTTTTTGCCGCCCTTGTCTTCTAGGAGCATTTCTGAGAATGATATCATTTTTTACTCTTTAAATAGATTTTTAAAATTGGCAGTTACGTTGCATTGGAATTGAGGATTTGCTGTATATTCTCCCTTATATCTTATTTCTATATTTAAGATATCTTTGCCTGCATCTGTTATGGTATAGAAATTTTTAGCAGCAGTAGCCCCTTCTTCATAAGCATTGAGTTTAGGTTTACCTTTTGCGCCCGTTGTCCTAATTAATTTTAATTCATCCCTTCCAAAGATTTCAGTTAAAACTTGAATTACTTGAGGTAAATCTTTTACATTAGCCTCTTCTGCAACAACATTATCGCCAGATTGTGTTCCTATACCAGTAAGAAGATAAAACTCAAATTCAGTACCAGTTTGTGTAATTTTTTCTGGCATATCAAACTTTAAAACAAATTTTAAAAAATCCACCACAAATTTCTTAGCGTTTTCTTCACTCATCAAAATATCATCAACTGCTTTAAAAAAAGTGTTTTTAGGAGATTTTACCTGTGAATCTAATACTTTTTTTGGAATGTCCTTTAAATAACGAGCAATTGAATTAGGTTCTTTTGGTGCTCTTCCACCTTTACTCCAAGGGAGTTTGTCAATTACTCTCATTTCGTCTGGAGTCTTTTTATAATGAGACATAATAATACCTTTAAAAAGGTCTATTTTTGCGTTCTCAATAGTGGACACATCGGTTTCAGATAATATATTGGCCAAAAAAGATTTAGAACCAGTAATTGGCTTATTAATTAAAGTTGGGTCTACATCTTTACTCTTTGCTTTCTTCTTTAAAGAGAACCCATAAAATATACCATCATCACCTTTGACAACAATATCAGATGAATTATAATCTTTAATTCCCGTCACAGATGGATTTAAATGGGTAATCTCTGAGTGCCACCCTTTACCTGTCCAATATGTTTTATCCGTTGTTGTAACAATGCCTTTAATTGCATTTGCAGAAGAAATGGCTGTTCCAAGGTCTTTATAATTACCATTAAATTGTTCTAACAATTCTGGCCTAAGAGATGCACCTTCCACACTATTATATAATTCTTTTGCATCTTCAATTAATTTATTTGCATCTACAGCGTTCATTGTTGTTGAGAAATTTTTATTCATAAGACACAATGTAGCAACCATTATTTCTTGTGTATTTTCATGTATTTTATTACCGCCTTCACCGAATTTTCCAGCTCCATAAGAAATTCCTTCGATACCTGGAAGATTTTCTTTAATCCAATCTATTACCTTTTGTTCATCATCTGTACCCTTTATACCCCTAATTTTTATCTTGCCACCATCACTACCAACACCACCAACTAAGGGTACATCTGCTGAAGATGTGGGTTTTGAAATAGGTTTAACATACTTAAAAAGTTTCTTTAAGTCTGTTTTATCACCTTTAAAATCAAAAGCATCAATATCCTCTTCAGAGGCCAAAGGAATATTATAGGCTTCAGATAGAAAATTCTGAACCTTATCTACGGGCGGAATGTATGATTCTGTCCTCGGCCGAACTTGGCGGACATATTGTTGTAAACTCATCAACTTCTCCATCTATGTTTATATTATTTATAATAACGAGAGAGTACGATGGTGTCAAGTGCCTATTATGTAATGCCAAACAACTTTTTTATATCATCCACACTATCTAAACTATATTTTGACTTACCTTTTGTTTTCAACCTACCCTGCAATCTAAGTCCTGCTGAACGGGCAGGGGTTAGTTCTGGTTCAGTGTTAAAAAATTGTTTTCCACCGGCAAATCCAAGTCTCATCTCAACTTGGATTTCTCCCTTCAGTTCTGGTACATCTAATTTAAAAGGATTTTTTCCCATATAAAATAAACCAGCCCCACCAACTTGCATATAATAAACACCTTTTTTATTATAATGTCTAATAATAAAATTTGTGCTAGTTTTTACATTTTTGTTTATCTTTGCGAGAAGACCATCAGTTTTAAGTTTCGCTCTACCTTCCACTGATATTTTCAAAGGTATCCCTGCAATATTCTTGTGATAATCTTTTGGTTCAATTTGTCTAGCTGCTTTTATATAATTATTAATATCTGAAACTTTTTCTTTTGCGGCGGTCATCAACAGGTCTAAATCTTCTGGGTCCATCTCTCTTGCAGGCGCAAATGTTCCAGTTGCCATATCATATCTAAAAGAACCGCCGCCCATCTGATCATTAGGACTTGCCTTAATCTCTATATTAAATGGATCACCCTTGTAAGATGCTTCAATATCACCAGCACCAACATTAGAAAATCCTGCGCCGGGTTTATCACCAGAATTTAAGGTAGGAATTTTCGCAGCTTTCATTGCAGTATGAACCTTTAATTCATAAGCAAGACCAGCATAAGCTACCGTTTCTTCTAAAACTTCTTTAAATGCCTTCATTTTAAAAAATCTTCCAAGTTTGAGGTTGAGTCTTGTGTTTTCGTATGTTTCTCAATTCTTTCAACACAAAAATCTAAATATTCTTTTTTGCTATCAATACCTATAATTTTTCGGTTTGTATTTAATGCAGCAATAGCACTTGAACCAGAACCGATAAATGGGTCCAAAACAAGTTCTCCCGGCAAAGAAATTAACTTTATCATCCATTCTGCAAATTTTACTGGATATGATGCTGGGTGATTTGTTTTTGCGTTAGTAGATGTAACTTCTACATAATCTTTACATCTACTAATACCTTCTGAAAACCCTTCGGAATACCCAACACCCCATTGTTCAGTATTTTTTCCAGTTTTTTCTTTTGGCAACCCTATTCTTTTAGAAGGATTTCCATTATGCTTAGGATAAACAATAGGCTGATTATGATTTGAAAACCAAAGAACTCTTTCCCAAGATCGCCGAGGTCTTTTATTATTACCTATTGGTATAGAATTTGGTTTAATCCAGATAAGTTCATCTATTTCTTTCCAATCATTCTCTCTCAAAAATAATCTTGTTTTTAGAACATAATCAGACATTATTCCATCGGAAATATTTTCCCTAATATTTATTAACACATTACCTTTATCCCATAAAGATATATTATTCATCCAATCTAATGTGAATTTTGGATAATCTTCTTCTTCAATACCATCATAAAGTTTTTTTCTTTGCATTGCGTATGGCGGTGAAGTTATTACTCCTTTAACTTCCTGTTTAATTTCTTTTAATACCTCTACACAATTTCCATGATATAAAGTTACATCTTCATTTTCAAAAAATGGTTTCATTTATATAAACGCCTCTAGACTACCTTGTTCCATATTATAATTTGTCAGAACAAGTTCTTTTCGACCTTTTTGGTTTTCCATGTAATCACCTGTTGATCTCATGGAATAAGTATGGTCAAACTCTATCTCATTCCAACCCTTAAACCTATCCTTAATGGGTTGGTCTGCATTATATGATATCATCATATTCATATCACATTCATTGCAATTCTTTGCAAACACATCATGATCAAATGTTAGATGCATGTTACCTTTCTTACCATATAGAGTTGAATCTTTTATCTCATATGGCGGGTCTAAATATACGAATGCTTTAGGATTGTTATCCTTCAACAATACATCATACGAACCATTTGTAAATTTCCAATTGCGAATTAACTTTTGGTAATATGGCAACTTACTAATGATGCTGGTTGTGAATGACATTTTATTTGCTTGATCAGAATATGTTCCTGTCTCTGTAAGACCACTAAAACTATTTCTGTTGGCAAAATACCAAGCCACTGCTTTGTCAAACTTACTACTCATATCATCATTGATAATTTCTTTCTGTACACCTAACATTGATTTTGCTTCTTCTAGTGTGTAACATTCACTTTTCATCTGCATCAATTTTTCAGACATTTCTTCACCATCACTTTGAACACTTGTCCAAAAAGTGTATAGGGCTGGATAAAGGTCATTGACCCAAATCTTCATGTCTGAAAATCGTTTTGTAATCTCTATGGACATAGAACCACCACCAAGAAATGGCTCTCGCCATTCTTCGTATTCTCCAATATTAGGCAACAGTGGATATAACTTCTTAACCGCTTTAGATTTACCACCGGGGTAACGAATTGGTGTTGTTAATATTGGTGATCTCATCCGAAAAAATCCTCTAGTGTTCCAACTTCATCATTTTTCAATATCCAGTTCATCTTATCAGTTATAACACGAAGTGGTTCCAGAAAAGATTTCTCATATTGTTGATTATAATCTATTTTACCCATAATGTCAAGTTCCTTTGGGATTGTTGTGATAAAAGAAAATGCACTGGCCTGATAGATATTTGGTTCCTGCATATGAATAAACTTTACCTTATCACCCTCTTGTATGTTGGGGTACTTATTACCCAGTTTATTCTTCTCCACCAGATAGTTATATAGGATAGCGCCCTTTACATGAATAGGCGCGCCCTTCTTGAACAAACGATCTGTTCCACGAAACTTTCTCAATCCATTACAGGAACGGGGATAGGCAATCTCTTCTGCTGGTAATGACATGAACTCTTCACGAAAATCTTGAATGAAGTTATTGAGTTCCTTCTCATCACTATCCATGATAAGTTTTATAGCCTCTTTAAGTTTCGCACGACAGGGAGCAGGAGTAGATGACTTTACTGCCTCAATGCCCATGATTTTCAAATAAGGTTCCTTGAACCGAACACCTTCCATATCATAGACATTTAGAAT